TGAACATCGACGCGAACTGCGCTGGCCCCTCAAGGCCATAGCGTGCCGTTAGCCCAACTTGGCGAGGAATCCCGCGCAGTTGCTCGCCGGCCTGCACCGCCGCCGGCTTCGGCTGCTCTTGTGTCAGCCACTCAGAAGGAACGGCCATACCGTTGCGCTGAAGCTTGGCAACGAGTTCGGCCTTTGTCGTCCCGTCCGGGACGTTCTGAATGACCGTTCCGTCCGGGAGCCGGACATCCATTACTTCAGGCTCCCGAAGTCAACTACCGTGCCGGAAGGGGCCGCAGCCTCCGGTCCTGAAACGCGTTCACCATTGAGCCCCCACGACTTTGCGAAGCCCTGGTATTCGCCGCGCTTCGCGTTGTATTGCTTCGCACTCTCTGCGTGCAGCGCATCCGCCAGCTTGGCAAAATCCCTGCGTTGAGCGGGGGTCAGCTTGTTGCCGCTCAGGATGTTTGTGGCGTAATTTGTCACTCGATCCATCAAGCCAGTGGCGGCCATTGCCATTCCGAGTTCCGACTCTCGGACGACCGAGCCAGGGTCAAGCAACTTCATCACTTTGGTGGCCGCGGCAAGGTCGCCCGCAGGGCTCTGCAACTTCAACCCCTGCTGGATCTGCGAATAGGCCGACTTGACCTCGGAGTGCGCCTTGTAGACCGGCTCAGAGCGGAAGTCGTCGCGCAACTTCATCTCGTTCTCGATGCCCTTTTGCCCGGTGTTAACGCTGACCTGCGTAGCCGGCTGGTGCGTCGTCTTCGTCTGAACGTAGTTCTCTTGTGCTTTCCGGTACTGCGGCGAACCCTCACCCCAGAGAATGCGAGCGACGCGCAACGGCTCGGGCTCCTTCTCGGGAGCGCTCGCAATCGGCTTGAACGTCGCCGGATCCACCAGCGTGTCGCCAGCGCCCAGCTTGATCGGAGCCTTCTCCTTGGGCTTCAGCGATTCCTTGAGTTGAAGCGCTGCTACCGGGTCGTATTGCGCCAGTGAATTGGCATAGCCCTGGTAGTCGAACGACGGCTGCGCGGACTCCGCGACCCTGGCATTCGCGACGGTAGGCCCACCGCCATTTGCTAGCGCCGTCTGGGCGGGAGTCCGCGCAAACTGTGCCGGAAGTTGCTGCATGGCCTGCCGGCGCTTCAACTCCTCCAGTTGCGACTGCTGCAACTGCTGCTGGAAGGTGTGTTGCTGCGCCTGCTGGAAGCCTTGAAGGCCAGCCATGCCCGCCTGACCCAGCGCAGGACCAAGCCGGCCGCGCGACTGCAACAGGCTCAGACCAGCCTGGAGAATGCCGTTGTTGATGGCGGCGTCCTTGCCAGCATCGCCGGTCGATGCGCCGAGGAGTTCAAGGATGCCGGCCATTACTTCCCGCCTCCACCACCGCCGCCACCGTCGCCGATGCCTTCGCCGATGCCGCCAGTCCCGCTCATGCCTGTCCCGCCAGACATGCCCATCGACTCACCAACGCCCATACCTGCACCGAGACCGCCAGCGCCGCTCATGCCAGAGCCGCCGCTCATCCCCATGGACTCGCCGATACCCATGCCGATGCCGTCACCGATGCCCATGCCGCCCACGCTTCCGGCACCGCCGAGACCATCGCTCGCAGTCATCCCCATACCTGCCGAAGGACCGAATCCGCCCATGCTGTCGCCCGAGGCGACACCAGAGCCGCCGACATCCCCATACCGGCCGATTTCCGGCTGGCCGAACATGCCTGCTCCGAACTGGCGCAGCGGAGCCAGCGCCTGGGGCTGGAAGATCGGCGGGGTGTACGCCGGCATCTGGTACGGGGAGAAGTTCGCCCCAAAGCGAGCCAACCCACTGTTCGGCAAGCCAGTCCTCATCGGAACAGCAGAAGGCGCACTCATCGCCTGCTGACGGCCGACCGGCTGAATGGAGCGCCGCGGGTCCTGCACTGCGCTGGTGAGATCGCCGCCGCCAGCCATTACTTGCCCCCCATCAGAGCACCGCCACCGGCACCGATGGCCGCCCCATACGGGCCACCGAACATGGCGCCTAGCTGCGCCCCACCGAGTGCGCCACCAAGCGCCCCGGCACCCTTATTCGGTCCAGGCCCGGTCATTTGTGAGCCGTAGTTCATGCCGAGCGTTGAGCCCAACGTCGCCAGTTGCTGCTTCGGGTAGTCGCGCGCCTCGGTGAATCGTGCGTAGGCGTCGCCGAGGTTGCGCTGCTCCTGCCCCTGGTAGGCACCGCCTGCCTGGAGCAATGCGTTGGCGTCAACGTAGTCCTGATTGGCAATCGTCGGCGCCATCCCGACAGCGCCTTGCATGCGGTTGCGCTCGGCCGCATAGTCCGCACCGCGCAGGTTCGTGGAGATGTCGCCCAGCGTCTGCCCGAGCTGGTATCGGCTCTGACCAAGTACTGCCTGCACCCCGGAGTTGCCGAAGCTGCCAGAGCGCGCGTCCAGGGCGTCGATGCTCGGAAGAATCGCGTCTTGGTAGTTGCGGATCACGTCTCCCTGCGCCTGATTGACGAGGGAATCCATATAGGGGTTGTTGTTGAGGTAACCCCCGCTCAGTGTCTTGGTGAGTTCACCAGAAGCCGCGTTGTTGACCGGAGAGCCGTAGATGGCACGCTGTGCCGTCGCGTCCAGCGCTTGCGTCTGGTACGGGTTGAACTGCGCCACCGTCTGGCCGGTGTACGGCTGGTACGGCATGTCCGCGACCTGCTGGCCGCGCTGAAGGAACTGCTGGAAGTGCGGGACAGCCCAATCCGGAGGTCCACTGGTCGTTGACTCGCTGCTGCCGCCTGCCATGTTTAGTTCACTTCCATTTCGTACACGCTGTACAGCTTTTGGGCTCCGAATCTGCGCTGCCAGAGGCGACCAATCGAATCTATCGACGAGCCTCGGATGGTTTCGCAGCCGTTTTGCTTTGCGTACTGCCGCAGGAGTTCAAAACTCTCTGCGCCGGCAAAGCCAGGGCCAACCATGGCATACACGTACAAAACACGGATGTTCGGCAGGGTCTGGATTTGGACCGCCGCCCACGCCCTCGGTATGTCGCTGTCGTCAGCTATACCGATTAGCGTTCTCTCGCCCCTGAGCAGGAGCAATTTCAACTGATCTGCGGTTATCTCGCGCGATGCGCGAGCCGTCGCTTGCGATAGTTTATCAGCACCATCCCTCCATGCGATACATATATGTGAGGGAGGCACCGTAAACAGTTTCATTCTGGCGAGACTTTAACCTTAAGCGTGCCGCTCGCCAAATCTATCGCCCCGCCAGATTCATTCTGGAACCTGACGGATACCGTACCTGCCGCAGATACCCACCCGAAAACCAGTATCCCCTGGGTATCTAGCGAGAATGTCGCCTGCACATAATCGCCCAACTGCGAGCCTGGCGCAGATACCGTGGTGGTCGTGCCAGCCCCGTCAACGAGGTTTCCGGGGTCGTAGGTGGCAGTGAACTCGGCTCCCGACATCCGGTTGACCTTCTGGGCCACGCGCTTGGCGTAGGTGTAGAGGGTCTGGAGCAGCGTCTGCTCGCTGAACTGCTGGTTCTCGTCGAGCTTTGCCATCAGCGACGCCCGGTCGGCATGGCGTCCATGACGAAGCCGTTGAACTCGGTGTTCCCGGTATGGCTGAAGGCAAAGCGGTGGAAGCGCCCGGTCTGGCGGACGTCGTACTTGCTGTCGCTCAACGTACCGGTATCCGCTACCGTGAGCGTCTTGCCAGGCCCCTGCTTGGTGTAGCCCTGCACAGACCCGGTGGTGGGCTCAGTGATGTATCGGAGCTTCACGCTACGGACGAACGTGTCCCGGTAGTCCTCACCGTAGTCTCCGAGCGTCAGCGTGCTATCAGCCCCAACCCCGGATAGCGTCTTGATGTCGTGAGTACTGTCGAAGACCGCCAGCGCCCGGCCTCCGGCTTGCCACGACTGAGAGTCCCAAGGGATATCCGGCAGTGCGTCCCAGGTGCTGGAAAGCGTGTTGAGCGTGTCCCATGTCAGGCCCGGCGTGACGTACTGGAAAGCCGCTTCGATGGTGCGGTTCGCCCTTCCCCACCGGCCATTGCGGCGGTGCCACACAATGGCAGAGTCCGGCTGGCCCGTAGTGCTTGCGGCAGACGGGTAGAAGAACCATACCCGGCTGTTCTGCTTGTCGTGGGTGACGATGGTCCGGTAGCGATAGGTCGCGCTCGAGTCGTTGAAGAACCACTGTCGCAGCGCCGATGCGATAGGCGTAGGCCGGGTGCCGTCGTACAGCCAGATGTCGTCATCGCCAACGAACACGATTCGCCCACCGATGTCGCACACCGCCTCAGGGCCAATGCAGCCGACATCGCCAGGAACCTGGTCCCACTGCCAGACCGGCGGCGGCCCGACATAGGAGCCGACGAACATGTCGGAACGCTTGAATGCAATAACCTGCTGGCCGAACCGGATGGCTGCGGTGATGGCACCGCCAGAGCCGATCAGGCGGCCAGAGGTGGCCTGCACCGAAGCGTTGATCGTCCAGCTCGACGCATCCTGGTAGGCGCTGCACCACCAACGGTCTGGGGAGTCACCAAAGCCAGCGTCGTTGGTATCGAAGGCCAGTACGAAGTCTTTGGCCGCAACGATCATCCGCGCCTTGGGCGAGCCCGCGATGGTCGCGAAGGTGCCGGAGGTGGACGACTGGAGAGCGACGACATCGTTAGATGCCAGCGCCACATCGCCGAACTGAGCAAAGCTCCAGCGGTTCTCGCCCGAGCCGGTATAGGTGCCGGTGGAAACGTCCGTCCAAGACGTACCCGACAGCTCGTACAGCTTCGATTGCGTGCCGGCAATGGTGCGCCTCGTGCCGGCGGTGTTCTGGAGCACTGCAGCCCCGCGACAGTCGGCCACGAGCACGTCTGACCCAGGATCGACCGGAGAAGGCGCCGACGCCATGCCCTTGTCTGACGGCACAAGTTGGGTGCAGTCGGTGATGACCCCCGGCGTCGTCGGATCAAGATCGGGCGAGAAGCCGAGAAGCTCGATCACGCCGGCCTCACCTGAAGCGCCGCCCCGGCATACTTGCGCTCGGCGTTGTTGGCGATCACAAGCGCCATCTGCTGGTCAAACAGCGCCTCGTAGTTGCGTGCTGCCTCGAAGTCCTTGAGGTACACCGCGGCGTGTTTCAGCGCACCGTACAGGTAGGCCGACGGGAACTCGGCCAGGATCGAATTCGAGGTGTTGGAGTCGGAGAGCGGCGTGAACTTGGCGTTGTAGGTGGCGATCACCGAGCCGTCGCCGTCGTCAGCAAACCGCAGTTGTGCGCCGACGATGGTGTAGTAGTTCACGAATGACGGACTGCTGGCGTTGACCATCTCCAGCTTGTCGGGGGTCACGT